ATAATTTGGATGAGTCAGGCGTTGCTTGATGGCGTAGAGAAAGTCTGCAGCTAACTGCTGCGTCTGAGATACGATGAGTACTCTAAAGTTAGGGTTCTGACAAACCTGCCAAGTGACGTAATCAATGGTCACGGTCATAGACTTGGCGTGGTTGGGCGGAATGTTCAAAAGGATACGGTTATTAGCCAGACCCTTTTCGTACTTCATAGAAGGATGTAGCCAGCCAGGTTCGCGGCCTTCGATTACATCAATCAGGTTCTGCTGGTGTGGAAAGGTGCGGGAGTGTAGGTACTTCTGGCGAAACTCTGAGAATGTCAGATCGTGAACATCGGAAGCTGCAAAGCTCTTGTCCTTCAGCCCTAGGCGTGTTCGGTCAACCTTGTCTGTAAAGACCTTATCGGTTCTACGATAGTACTCATAAGTCTTAATGGATTTACCGGCTGAGGCACAAGCTGCCTCAATGGTCATACCCTCAGCTACACAACCAAGGATAATACGCTTGGCAATGTCGGCACTATTGTCAGCCACGTGATCTCCTAAAATTTATTGGGGACGGGCCGGAATCGGTTTATTTTACACGAGGCGCGTAGGCCTCGGCCGGAATCAGAGATTCCTTATACTAGGCGAGGTGGGTTTTATCTACCAGTAGATAGTCCTATCCCCACTAAAAGTACTGGGCAGATCGGGCTTAACGCCCGAAGGAGCTACAGCGAACTGAGGGGTAAGTTAGTACTCGGCCTAGGGGCCTCGCTAGAGGCCATACCGTAACAGCTCAGGGCTTTTCCTATTAAAACCCCTTACTATATATAAGGCAGGAAATTTAACGCATTTCCCGTTTTTAGAATGTGATATGTAACACAGTATATATAACCGCAGGTCAGAGGCTAGATCAGCTTTCACTTTAGCAAATATTTTTTATTACGGTACACAGTACATCCCCCTACACATTTAAGCAATGGGGGGTGCCCGTTCCCTTGCTGGCAGAGCAGACCCCACCCCCTGCCCTGTGGATAACTGGTCAGACCTGTGGATAACTTTGGTTATGAGGGCGGGGCTGGCTCTACCCTCGGCACCTTTCAACAATCTCTCAGCAGATGTTTAACAATGTCCTAACAACAAGGACAGACAGACCAGCAGCCACAAGACCGCCAACATTCTCAGCAAGATCCCAAGTTACCAGGTTAGCTCGTCGAGTAACTTACAGCTGATGCCTTGACAAATGCCAGGTAAATGTCTACCGGTTGCAGACAGAAAGCGTTACCAAATCGTTATCTAAATCCGTGTGGTTTTAGTGTTGCAGAATGGGGGAGGCTGTGCCATACTTACACCATCAACTCAATCACGAGCTGATTTTAGGAAAGGGTTAGAAATGAAAAAGACATTGCAAGAACTAGCAGCAGAATTAAACATAGATGAAAAGTATTTCGAGAATAACTTTCTAATGTTGGATAATCGTTACGCGGTTATGCAAGATGAAAAAGGATTACACCTCACCGATGTCCTTTCTTGGGCAGCATTCAATCCCATCAAAATCGGGCGCAAATCAAATGCAACCGTTAAGGGCTTGCAATTTCAACTAGGTCAATACAAGGTCTACATCAAGCAACTACAGGAGGCAAAATAAATGGAAACAATCAACCAAAAAGGCTTTTGGGATTTAATCGAAACCCCCGCCGATAACGTATGCGAGGTAACTAATCTCATTCATTGGTCTATGAACTACGACGGGCGAAAGGGTACGCCTTACCATTTGTTCCTTGACCTTATCGGCTATTCCGACGAGCATTTTGGGGAGAACTTATACAAGGGAAACCCTCGCAATGTTTTGGGGTTTATGGAATTGGATTACTTAGGCGATGCGCTCAAGGAATACGCGAACAATCCGCAAGCGGTAGAGGATTGGATTGAACTACTTATGGAAGCAGAAACAATGGAAGCGGAGGCGAACAAATGAGGACGAAATACGTTTTGGGTGTGTCTTTCTATACAGACCGCGAGCTGACTGAGGAGGAGGCTGGTGCGCTGCAATTACAGGTCATCGCTCAAATTGAGGAACCTGTCACATTAGACGGAGATGATGTTGAGTATTCGGTGGAGTTTTACGGGTCGGACATAGACAAGGAGGAGGAATGATGCAACACGTAACGCCTAGAGGCTGGCTTGTGGCTGGGATCCTGGTAGGGCTGGCTGTGTGGGGGCTGTGGGAGGTGGCGAGCCACCTACTGTGGACCGGTAGCGGCTGGGAATGGTGCGAGGATTTACTAGAGTGTGAGAGAGAGGGCAAGTGATGAGAATGAAAGAGTGGGAGCCAGCACTAACTAAAGAGGAGTGCAACAACAGGGAATTAGGTGCTTGTTATTGTGGCGAGTGTGGGGGAGAGTGAACTAATGGGATACGAACCCGAGCTGAATGACCCCGTATTTTATGCGGGAGATTATGAGGAAGCGGTCAAGTGTTTTATCTGTGGCGACCAGTTAGATCCTGACGACATAGTGTGGGCAAATGTGGAGGGGCAGATAGTGAAAGAGGGCAACGACACCACCTGGTGCGTTGTTTGTTTACCTAGCGAGGGAGAGAGTAATGATTAGTTGCGAGTTGCAAGATTTAGAGGAGATTATGGGTAAAGCTGGCGTGTTATTAACTGGCAACGCCTATGACAAGGCGCAGGACTACTTACAGGATCATTGTGTATGCGCTACCTACAATTACTTATTAGGATACAAGATAGGGAGAGAGTAATGAATAGTAGTTGCGTACAAGATAGACACCAATTATGCGAGGATAGTGTGCAAGATACCTACGCTTGCTCTTGTCCTTGCCACTTAGAGGAGGTAGCGTAATGAATAGAGAATACTTAGAGGCTAAGGTAGACCTATGCCTTAATCAAGCCGAGATAGATCTACAACAGGAGGAGATAGCGAGAGCTATCAAGAACCTAGAGCGTGCCAATAGTGCGCTATCGCGCTTGTTCGGGCTAGAGGAGGAGACCGAGTAAGTGCTTGCTTTGGCTATTGCTTTGTATGTTGCTACCCCGTACGCAATAGACGGGGACACAATAGTTATCAACGATAAGCACATAAGGGTTTTGCAAGTAAATACTCCTGAACTGGGTGAGTGCTACGCAGACCAAGCAAGGCAGTTCACGCAAAAGTTTTTGAACAAGAGGGCAAGCCTTACGCTAAGGGCAGACCCAAGCCTAGATAAAAGTGACAAGTATGGGCGTAGCTTGCGCTATGTATTTAAGGGCAAAGAGAACCTGAGCCTTGAACTGGTACGCAGGGGCTATGCCAAGCCTATGTTCTTTAATGGGGCAGAGGGCAAGTATGCAGATTTAATTATGAGGTACGCAAGTCAAGCCAAGGCAAAGCGCTTAGGCTTATGGAACTGTAAAGGAGAAAGCAAATGAATGACGGTAGAGTATTACGCTTTGATAGTAAGGGAGAACCATTCTTGGGTGACCCACCGAGTAACGTGTACACCATACACCCACCTAAATCGGAGCTCATTCTGTTCTATGAAGTGGTCGAGGTTGGGGGAGAAAACACGTGGGGCGGGGCTGATGCAGGACAAGCTATTCAATGGCTCACTCACGCACCGGCAGGCTCACGTCTATTGGTGAGTGCGTGGGATAGTGATGAGGAGGACGCTCATCTAGTAGGGCAAACCCTAGACATCACCGAGATAGTAAGGGCAGCAAGCTTATGAGCCTGGTACTAGGTCTAATCGTAGTAATGCTGGTAGTCTATGGGCTTATTGTGTGGGAGGATAAACTTAATGACTGAGGCTAATCGTAGAATGGCTACAGCTAGCCGCAAAGCTATAAGAGATCGTAACTACAGACGTGCAAGAGACAGGGCGTTAGTTCGCCTTGCTCATCTATACCCTGATACCTATAAGCAGTTGCTCGAAATGGAGAAGATAGAAGATGAAAAGCAAGGGAAAAATTGGATTAGTATTGACGGCACTACTGTTCTTAGCGTGGGCGTACACACACGAGCCAACTCTGTCCCAAATGTCGCAGGACGTACCGATTATGAAAGCGCGGACGAAAGCTACGATGGAGGAGAAGCGTGAAAACAAGGCACTTACAGTTAGTTACGCACGAGCACTCGGTTACAATCAAAACCAAGTCAGATGTCTCGTCACCTTATGGACCCGTGAGAGCAGGTTTGACCACCTCGCAGATAACAAACGAAGCTCGGCTTTCGGAATTGCTCAACTCCTTGGAGAGCGTAGTGGACAACCTGAACTTCAAGTCCTTCACGGCTTACGATACCTTAGTCACCGCTATGGAGGGAGTGCGTGTCGCGCTCTCCAACATAGCGACAGAAGAGGGTGGTACTGATGCTGACCGGTGTTAGTTTATTTGCAGGTGTTGGTGGCTTTGACTTAGCTATGCAACGACAAGGAGTAAAGGTAGTAGCCTCGGTTGAGATAGATAAGAACTGCAACCAGGTATTGGCGCAGCATTTTCCTGACGCTACCCAATTTACGGATGTGACTACAGTTAAGGGAGAGGATCTAATAAATGCAGGATTTACACCAAGCACAGGAATTATTACAGGAGGATTTCCCTGCCAAGACCTCAGCGTTGCTGGCAAAAGAGCTGGTCTTGCTGGCGAACGAAGCGGGCTATTCTGGGAGATTGCAAGACTTGTGGAAGAAACGCAAACAGAATACTTCATCATCGAAAACGTACCTGGTTTGCTATCCAGTAACGAAGGAAAAGATTTTGGAGTCGTCATCGGGACGATGGCAGACATCGGGTATTCTGTTGGATGGAGGGTGCTTGATGCTCAACACTTCGGAGTACCCCAGCGCAGGCGTAGAGTCTTCATCGTTGGCAGACGTGCTACTAGCGGAGGCGTTGCCGAAATACTCTTTAAGTCAGAAGGCTTGCGAAGGGATCTTACGCAGAGCAAACAAGAGAGGCAAGACCTTGCCAGAGAAACTGCAAGCAGCTTTGGTCAGACAGGCTTCGCCAAATACACACCAGGAGTAACAACACTTACTGCTACTGGTTACAAAAGACCCGAAGATAATGTAGTTGTAGGAACACTTCAAGCACGAGACTATAAGGGAGTAGGCAACCAGTATGTTGCAGAGAACAAACTTGTGGTTCACGAAAAGTAGGCGAGCACAGAATGTGGATGACTACGAGACTTGGATTGAAGGAGGAGTAATGCCAACGCTAAACGCATTTGATAATGGTGATGTGCGAACGACAGTCATTGTCTTTCACCCTCACTACCACGATGGAGCTAGAGTTCAAGGAGACACAATGAATACACTTACATCACGTATGGGTACTGGTGGAAACAATGTATCGGGCATTGCTACTCCAACTAACGTGCGCCGCTTAACTCCAGTAGAGTGCGAAAGATTGCAGGGTTTCCCTGATGATTGGACTGCTGGACAGTCAGACTCAACCAGGTATAAGCAGATGGGTAATGCAGTAGCTGTACCTGTAGTAGAATGGATCGTGCAGAACATAGTAGATGTGGCTAAGGTTTCCTAACCCTTTTCCTTAGCACAACAAAGCCCCATCAGTCCGTTCGCTGGTGGGGTTTTGCCTTACCCTCCGTTGGAGTAGAAGCCTTTACCCTTGAAGGTAATTGCGGGAGAGTCCCACTTACGCACCATTGGTATGTGACAATCAAAACAACTTGGCTCACGAGGTTCCTCGTGGATAGAACGTTCAACAGTTAATTCACTGTTGCAATCAGGGCAACGATAGTCGTACTGCATTAGAGCTGCACCGCCTCTTCGATTGGTAGATAACCTACTAACTTACTAACCTTATTAGAACGTGCAAACTCTGTGGTCGCTGGCATCCAATGGGTTACCCATTCAGGTTCAGGTACGTCCATCAGGTCAAAAGAAAAGACACCTAACGGTGTCGAGTTGATGTAGAAGGGGATGAGATCTCGCTCTGCTGCTTGCGTTATCAGCTTGCGATACTTCATCTCCTCAATTAACAGTGTGGGATAATGGGTATAGCGACACTTCAACTCTATGTAGTGACCAGCCTTAACGCTGATGCAATCAAAGGAGTCATAGATACCCTCAGACTTAGTAAGGTCTGGGTACAAACTCTCTTTGAGAAAGTTAAATAGTTCTAGTTCTTTCATTGCCAAGGGCTAACACCACCAAGGTTATCCTGCAACCTACGCAAAGCCTGCTCGCACCTACGATCTGCAGTAGAGATAGCGCACTCTAGTACCTGTGCTATCTGTTGCAGAGTAAAGGACTCGTGATGGCGCATACGTAAAAGAGCTTGATCTTCTTGGTGTAGTTTAAGAAAACCATTCTTGATGTCAATGAGGTTAGCAAGCAGGTTGCCACCTTCTGCCGGAGATGATGAACCTTTAGGTTGTCCATCTCTAATCATCTCTTGTGCTTGCTCTAATACTGTTCCATCTATGACTGATGCAATAACAAAGGGTAGCAACTGACCAAGGGTAGCTGACTGGTAGTAAACCTCATCATTAGTTTGATAGCCAGACTTAGCAGCCTTCTCCTTGCGTGCATAGCGTTCTCCTGCACGCTTCATCTGCCACGCAATGCGCTGTTCGTTGTGTCTGCGTCGCTCTTCGATAGGTTCCATTAGATCAATGGTGTGATCTTCTACTCTAGTCATAGCCCACGCCATCAACTCTTGCTTGATGTCATCACGCTCAACGTGGTTCTTATACCTGCGATGGATGGTATTAGCAACGCTAGGTACTAGGTCATAGATTATTGGGTGTAGTTCAGTCACTGATTTTCCCACATAACTTTAGGTTCTTCTTTATGATTAAAAGTCATAACAACACTATGAAAATTAGAACCTTCTCTTTTTTTCCAAGTTTGATCGTAATAACTTACTCGTCTAGTTGGTATGTAAATATGAGGATACTCATACTGTTGATAAAGTGAATGACGCTTAACTCCGCCAAGAGAATCTAATGGCAAAATTAAAACAGCACGCTTGCCTGATTGGAATACCCTTTCAATAACAGAATCTTTAATACTGAAAGGAGGATTAGTTACTAAGTAATCATACTCGTAATCATTTGTTAGATAATCAGTAATGCTATGTATGACTTGATGGCCTTTCCTTAGCAAAGTCTTAACAAACAAACTATCTTCTGAATCAAATGGACACATAACTATTGAACCAAATGTAGGCGCAAGCAACTCAAGACATTTATCAACAGTAGGCTGGTCCGTATACCATTCATCACTGTAATTATTATTAGTAATGTTGTTGATAATCTTTTGATTAGTCACAGTCTGGTTCCTGTACTTCAGGCCATACGCCATCTAGTACCATCATTGCAATAGCTGAGTAGTTGAGTAAGTCTAAGAAGCTATCACGCAATGACTCATTGCTAGGCTTAACACCAGAGTCAAGTAAGTTGTTGATGCGTGCTATCTTGTCCCACATACGTACACGCAAACCATTAAGTGGTCCACCTGGTGAGTGAGCAATGTTC